AATATCTATTTATTATTTCCTAAGATGTCTGTATAGATGACTGCATATATTCTTTCATGTGGAAAAAAACTAAGTGGCTTTTGAATAGTAATCTGACATTGTAAGGAATCACCTCTTGCAAGATATCGCAGTCCTTCTCCTAATGATCTGACTTTTTCTGAGTTTTCAAAAAATGATAATTCTTGAAAATTACAATTTTGATTTTCATTTTTAATTTTTAAACGAATGCTTAGTAATTCAAATCCATCCCTGTAATCTAGTTCATAATCACTAAAGGTGAAATGGGGTTGATTGGTTTCAACCATTAATTTTTTAGATAGTCTTAACTCCTCCATTTGCTCACTTAATATTTTAGTATTTTCAGCAATAACATTTTTCTGTTGCAAGTAACCTAGTATTAAAAAAAGAAAAGCTATTGGTGAAATAATCCCAGCAAGAAAATCACCTAATTCATTTGAAGGTAGCAGTACATTTTTTCCATCACTAAGGATAAAACTAATAGAGTAAATCAGTACAACAGCAATATAGATTGCCAAAAAAATATGTACCCATTTTTTTTGAAGAAAAGCTTTTATGTTCTCTATCATTTCATTCTTATCTTGCATGGAATGATTTTCCTCTAATTAAGATGTTTTAGGCCCATGAACTTTTGGGTTAACCATTTTATAGATTTATAAATCTTTATAAACGTGATTTAAGCGATTTATTTGGTAATTTGCTGCAATGATGCATAAAACGAATTAAAACGCTTAAATCGCAATTCTACGCATTAAAAAAATCCAAACTGAGCGGAAGTCCTTCCGCCTGATTTTTTCCCTCTTTAAGTCCAACAATGATGCAGAATCCACAATCTGTATTTGCATCTCATGGCTACAAAAGACCGCACTTCAAAAAAACAAGACCTCTCTTCTCTTGAAACACGTCAAACAGCAGAAATTGCTTGGTTACAGACTCAGTGGCAAGAGCATCCGGTTGTTGGTATGACACCCCAGCGTTTACATCAGTTGCTTACAGATGCTGAGCAAGGCAATTTACAGGCTCAAGCAGATTTGTTTTGTGATATGGAAGAGCGTGATGGACACATCTTTTCTGAAATGGATAAGCGGAAAAAAGGCGTCAATGGCTTAGATTGGAATGTAAAACCACCAAGAAAGAACCCAACACCACAAGAGAAAAAGATTGCAGAGGAAGTTGCCGAATGGATTGGGGATATTAAAAATTTAGAGTTGGTTTTTTACAATGCCCTTGATGCTATTGGTCATGGCTATAGTTGCCAAGAACTTGAATGGGAACGCCTTGGTAATTTGTGGCTACCGAAGGAGTTTCATTACACCATTCCAAGAAATTTTATGACTCCACATAACCAACCGAATAGCTTGTGTATCAATGACGGCACAATTGAAGGTGCAGAATTTTGGGACTTTGGTTGGTTTATTCATAAACATCAAGCGAAGTCTGGTTATATTGCCCGATCTGGCTTGCATCGAGTTTTAAGCTGGCCTTTTTTATTCAAAAACTATGGTGTCCGTGATGTCATGGAGTTTTTGGAAACTTATGGCCTCCCGAGTAAAATTGGTAAATATCAAGAAGGTGCAACCCAAGAAGAAAAATTAACCTTGCTTCGGGCTGTTATGAGTATTGGGCGTAATGCTGGCGGCATTATCCCTAAAGGCATGAGTATTGAATTTGAAAAGGCCACAGATGGTGATACCAAAAACCATTTTGACTTAGTGGACTGGTGTGAGAAAACAGAGTCTAAAGTTATTGTTGGGGGTACTTTACTTTCTCAGGCTGATGGTAAAACGAGTACAAATGCTCAGTCGAACACACATGAGATTCAATTCAAAGCAATTAATAAATCTGATGCAAAGCAGCTTGCACGCTCTTTAAGTGACAGTTTAATTGCACCCATGATGCGCATCAATTATCCAGAGGTTCCAAGAGACCGTTATCCTGAATTTTGGTTTGACACTTCTGATACTGAAGACATGGAGAGTTTCAGTAATTCCTTAGACAAATTGGTAAGAGTTGGACTTCGCATCCCTCGTAGTTGGGCGCATGGGAAATTGGGTATTCCTGAACCTGCCGATGATCAGGAACCTGTACTTGGGATTGTGCATCCTGCAAGTCAAATACCAAACCTTGCTTTGAATACCTTCCAGCCAAACTTATTAAACAGTTTGATTGCTGCAAACTCTGCTCAGTTACCTGTTGAAGAACAGGCATTACAACTGCTGGTGAAAGATCAATTTGAGAATGCACAAGCTACCGCTGAAGACTGGACCAAGCAATTATTGGCGAAGATAGATGCTGGCAATGAAGAGGAAATTTTAGCACTCCTTCAGGATGTTTACCCGGCAGATGATGAACCGGCTTTGCAAGAAAAATTAACCCGTTTAATTTTTGCTGCTGAAGTGATGGGTCATTTAAGTGTTCAAGCGGAGCAAAGCTAATGCCTACCGCTCAACGCCCAGAGTTGAAAGCTTTATTCGAACTACCGCCAAGTGATGCCATTTCTTATCTTGAAAAAAAGGGTTTTAAGATTGGTTGGGATTGGCATGAAACCCTTGATAATGCCCATAGTCGGGCTTTCACAGTTGCCAAAGTTGCACGCATGGATCTATTGCAAGATATCCGTGAGTCATTGATTACTGCTTTAGATAAAGGTCAAACACTGGAGCAATGGAAAGCCAGTATTACTCCAACGCTTCAAAGTAAGGGTTGGTGGGGTAAGAAAACTGTAATCAACCCTGAAGGCCGTGAACAAGAGGTTCAGCTTGGCAGTCCGCGACGTTTGCGGACAATTTACAATACCAATGTGCAATCCGCATTTGCAGCTGGGCGCTATAAAGCCATGATTGCTGGCAGTGAAACTAGACCTATTTGGGAGTGGCGGCATATTACGATTAGCAACCCTCGTAAACAGCATGTTGCCTTGGATGGCCGATTATTTCGTTTTGATGATCCATTTTGGAGTGTTGCATATCCACCATCAGAATGGGGTTGCAACTGCCGAGTGATTGCACGCTCTGCCCGGGAGGTTGAAGGTAAAGAAATTTTATCCAGTGATGGTTATGAAACGGAAATATATGAGCGTGTTGGTACAGACCGTAATACGGGTGCTGATGTCATTGCTAAACGCAAGCAGTTTGATATTCCAACCAAAGACGGGAAATTAACCTTTGCACCTGCTGCCGGGTTTAATGGCTCTCCAGCTTCAAGTTATTTAATGGACGACGTGATGGTACGTCGTGCAACCGATTTAATGGGTGAAGCCAAGGGCTTACAACAGGCACAACAGTTGATTACTAATCACAATCTTTCAAAAGTTAATGAGAGTTTTGTGAAAAATGCTCTGAGCCTTTCAAAACCGAAAAAACAGTTTAGCCCTGTTGGTGTACTTCAATCTGACTCAGTTGGGTTTTTATCTGCACAGGGTCAATCACTTGAATCTAAAATGGTTTGGATGCGTGATGATGTGATTGTGAATAAAAAGTACTCTGATATTTCTGTGTCTGTGTTGAGTGCATTGCCTGATTTAATCTCCAAGGTAGAGCAGAAACTTTGGGATAAACAAACCCAAACCCTATTTTATTTATTACCAGATGATGTGGTTGTTGAGTTAAAGATTGAGTCAGGTCATTTGCAAGTTTCACGAATCTTCAAAGGCATGCCTTCCAATGATTTTGAGGTAATTCAATGAATGTAATTCAGATTAATGATGATGCTCTACAAACCCGGCTGAGCAAAGTTGCTGCTGCAATGCAGGATACAACCCAACTGGGTCATGCGATTGCACTTAGTCTTGATACCGTTACACAGGATAATTTTGATAGTGAGGGTCGCCCAAAATGGGCAGGATTAAGTCCGAATTATGCAAAGAAACGTAAGCCGGGTAAATTGCTTTTTCAAACGGGTCATTTGCGTAGAAGCATTACCACATCTGTCACAAGTGATAGTGTCACTATTGGCACAAATGTCATATATGCAGCGATTCATCATTTTGGTGGAACGATTAAGCATCCGGGTGGAACTCGATATGTAATTCGTGATGGTCGTGCACAGTTTGTGAGTAATGGATTTACTGGACCTACAGCTGGAGTCACAAAACCTCATAATATTGATATGCCGCCACGTCCTTATTTACCAATGGATGAGCGCGGATTCTTGCAGCGTGAAGCTGAAGATGCTGTCTTTGATGATGTTGATTTCTACTGGCACAAAAGCTTTGCATAAAAATAATTAAAACTGGGCGGAAGTCCTTCCGCCTGATCTTTCTCTCCAATTCTTTCTAATCTCATAACATCTTTTTAAAAGTAGATGTTATGCCTAAATCAATTCTTGTTGCTTCATGCTCATTTGACTTGAATGCCACATCGACTCGTCTAGTCCTTGTTCCTGAAGGAACATTTAGCGGTGTTGATGGACGACCTTTTGATGCACCGCACTGGATACTTACTCCAGAGCGTGGTGAGCAGATTGTTGCTGCATTAAATCAACGTGCAGTTGATATGGTGATTGATTATGAACATGCCACGTTGAAAGCACAGGAAACTGGTGAACCAGCTCCAGCATCGGGGTGGCTCAAGGCAGCATCTTTTTCATACATCAAGGGAGTTGGCATATGTAGTACTAATTTTAAATGGCTCGATAAGGCTAAAGACCATATTGAGAAGGAAGAATATAAGTATTTATCACCCGTTCTTTTTTATACCAAAAATACTGGTGAAGTCGTTGGACTTCATAGTGTCGCATTAACCAACACCCCGAACTTAGACAATCTGCCCGAGGCTCAACTTGCTGCCTTGGCACAGGATTACTTTACCCAAAATTCACCACAGGAATCTGAAATGGATGAGTTATTAGAAGCTCTGCGCTGGATGTTAAATCTGCCATTGTCTGCAACAGCAGAAGAAATTAAGGCAGAACTTGACAAGTTGTCAGCGAAAATTCAAGACCAAACAGGTGTGACAGTTGCTGCAAATGGTCAGAACCTATTTGACGCCATAGCTGCAATTGAACAGATCAAAGTAGCTGCAAACAGCCAAGCTACAGTTGATATGACTCAATTTGTTCCAATGGCTGTGTATCAAGAAGCTATTGTAAATGCTGGTAATGCTGTTGTAGCTGCAAAAGAAAAAGAAATTGATGACCTGATCTTGGCTGCGTGTAGTGATGGTCGTCTGACTGGTGAGGCAACCATTAAATATTACAAGGATCAGGCAAAAACCAATCCTGACTTTGTGAAAGCACAGATTGAAGGCTTGCCAATCATTGCAGCTTTAACTCAACGCCAAACCACTACGGTGGATTTAGGCAAACAACAACCTCAACAGACAGATGAATTGAAAGATGAAGTCTTTTCAATGTTGGGTGTAAATCAAGCTGACGTTGACAAGTATGGAGCATAACAAATGACTAAAGCTACAGCAGGTATTAATACCGAATATCGTGATGGAATTCTATTTCCAGTTTCTTTAGCAGCCGCAGCTATTGTTTTGCAAGGAACTTTTGCTGTTGTAGGACCTGATGGTTTAGCAATTTCTTCAGCAGCTGTTGGTGGAGATGATCAAACCTGTATTGGCATTTGGGAAAACGATGCGGAAAACACTCCGGAGAGTGGTCAAGAGTACGGGATTGTGCGTCGCAATAAGCATGTCCTTGTTTCAAACTCTTCTGCCGATCCAGTCACACAAGCTGAATTAGGCAAGCAAATCTATATCGAAGATAACCAAACAGTAGCCAAAACAGATGGTGCTGGAACACGTTCAGTAGCTGGGCGTTTTATGGGATTTGATACTGAATATACAACCCAAGTATGGGTGGAGATTGCATAATGAAATTTACTGCACAAAATGCTAAGCAAGTTTTGACCCACTTATTTACAGGTTTCAAAACGACTTTCAATAAATCTTTTTCTGAGACAGAAACCACGTGGCAGCGTATTGCTACTGAAGTTCCTTCTCAAAGCAAAGCGGAAAATTATGCTTGGTTAGGCAAGTTCCCAAAGCTACGTGAATGGTTTGGTGACAAAGTCATTAAACGTCTTGAAGGTTATGGATACACCATTACTAACAGAAGTTTTGAATCAACTGTAGCTGTTCATAAACATGAAATTCAAGATGGCGACATTCTTGGTCTACCTATTATTTTTGCATCAATGGGTGAAGAAGCTAAACAGTTTCCTCAAGACATTGTTTTTGAAGCCTTAACTACAGGATTTGTGAATAAATGTTTTGACGGAAAAACATTCTATGCCACGGACCATCCTGTCGGTGATAAGAAAAAGTCAACTTTCTCAAATAAATTGACCAAAAAATTGTCATGGGCAAGTTTGGCTGAAGCTGATGCCAGTTTCGGTGCAGCTAAAACGATGATGACCAGTTTAAAAGACGAAAATGGTCGTAGTTTGAAAATTAAGCCTGATTTATTGGTGGTTCCACCAGCGCTTGAATCTGTCGCAACAGCTTTGATGACAGCCGCAAAATTCGCTGACGGTACTGAAAATATCTATAAAGGTAATGCTGAGGTGTTGGTAGATGCTAGCTTGGCGACTGACACAGAATGGCATTTGCTATCAACTAAAAAAGTCATCAAACCGATTATTTGGCAAATCCGTGAGAAAGCTAATTTAGTGTCTCAAACAGACATTGAGTCAAGCGATTTATTCAACCGTGGTGAGTATTTATTTGGTGTCGAAGCTCGTGGAGAGGCTGGATACAGCTTGCCTCATCTAGCTGTTGGCTCAACTGGTACTGGAGCTTAAACCATGAGCTATGCAACGGCAGACGCGATGATCAAAAAGTTCGGTGAGCATGAGTTAATCCAACTCACTGATAATGAAGAGCCTTATTTGGATGGCATCAATTACGACAAGCTAAATGCAGCATTGCAAGAGGCTAACTCGGAAATTGATGGTTATCTGATGGGTCGCTATAAACTGCCGTTGCAAACAGTTCCACCATTCCTTGAAAGCCTTGCATGCCATATGGCGCATTACCATGCATGCACTGGGGCAATGACTGATGATGACCCGATCCGCACACGCTATAACGATGCCATTAAGAAATTAGAAGGTATTTCAAAAGGGATTGTTGGTGTCGGTGGTACACCCGCTGGTGAGTCTGAACCTGTTAAAACCTCATCCAACAATGTGATGTTTTCTGTTGGACGGCATGACTTTGGAGGTAAAGGCTGGTGATTAATTTAAGCGATGTTGAGCAAGGCTTTAAAGATGTCATGTCTAAGCAAATTACTGACAAAAAATGGCCTTGGATTCGTGAAATTAAGACTTATGGCGGTGAATTTGATGATGGCTTAACCGCCATTATCAAAGCATTTCCAGCCATTTGGGTGGTTTTTGAAGGTTCTGGTACGCCTAAGAAAATCAGTTATAACAAGACTGAATATCCTTTGAAGTTTGTAGTGTTGGTTGGCGCGCGATCTGTACGCAATGAGCAAGCACGTCGCCAAGGCGCTGGTAATGATATCGGTACATATGAAATGTTGGACCGTGTTCAACAGCTTTTGATTGGCAATGACTTGTCATCTGTTGGAGTTGCTGGTCTTGCACCATTAGAACTAGGTCGCACCAAAACAATCTTTAACACCAAAACACGTGAACAATCAATTAGCGTACTTTCTCAAGAATTTACAACGCAATACACAATTACTGCTTCTGATCGTGACCGTGAAGAAGATGAAACTATCGGTGAAATCCACCGTATTAATGTCGACTATTTCTTTGAGCCGGGTGATGACGTTAAAGACGCTTCTGATCTGGTTGAACTGAAGGAAAATTAATATGCCTATTCCAAGCGGTATTAAAACACCGGGCGTTTATACAGACGTCAATATCAACACTTTGCGTACAGGGCTTCCTGCCAATGTTCATAAAGTTCTTTTCGTGACCAATGACATGCTGGCAGAGTCTGCAATCCCTGTAGATGTATATGACAAAACTGGTGCAGATGCATCTTTCGGTGAAGCTTCACAAGCTGGACGAATGATCACAGCAGCTGTGAAAACTAATCGTTTAGTCAATGCTCAGGCGATTTCATTACTTGCGAGTACACAATTTTCAATTACCAATGAAAGTAATCAAGCGCTAGGTACTGAATCAGAAGAAGTCCTTGCACCTTAATTGAAGGCGGTGAAACATGGGGTTAATTGATCTTGATTTCGTTAAAATTAGTGCATTGAATGAGGCTGCTGAAGTTACAGGTGAGGATTATTTTCCGATAGTTCAAAACGGAGTAACAAAAAAAGCAAGAGTTCGTTTTTTCACTAATAATGCCAATGCACAATTAGGCACGGCAGCTTTTTCTGATGCCAATAGTTTTGATGTTAAAGGTTCGTCAGAAGCAGTTGAGGCTCGTGCCAAGCAACGTGACGATGCTCAAAATGAGCGAATTAATAAGCTTGATCTTGCTTTGTACCTTTTAAAAAATAATAAGGTTTATAAAGCTTATAAAACACGTAGCTTAATGATTTCAAATAAATCAGAAATTCCTTTTGATAGCCTCGTCACTGTTGCCGATGACCCAACAAATAACCCTACTTATGATGATGTGAATGGTGAGTATTTATGGGATGGGTTAAACTTTTATAAGTTGCCAAACAATCTACTTTTACAGCTTAAAGCCTATACTGATAGTAAGTCATTAGAGGTTGAAAGCCGAATTGCAGACATTTTATATAATGAAATGGTGCCTTATATTGATGATAAGGCCAATACTGCAAAAACCGATGCTATTAATGCTGCTTCTTCTGAAATCAATACTATGGTTGGTTTGGCTCAGACCAATGCAATTACCCCGCTTATTGTAGACCGCAGTGGCAATGTTCCTATTTGGCTTGAAGGCGGCAAATTTTCCTTTGCCGACTTAAGTGACTTTAGTGTTTTATTTTTATTGGAAAAATTACAGCCATTAAATGAATCCACTTATGAACGCGCAATAGACTTTGTAGATAAAAGAGTTGGTGGTTCTTCTCAAAATCCAATAACTCCATTAGCAATTGATTCAGCTGGCAATATTCCTGCTTGGTTTGAGAATGGCGTCTTTGATTTTGCTGATAGTAAAGCAATTGGAAAAAGTGAAGATAGTTCGATCATTCCCTTGGCAACAGATATGCTGGGTAATATTCCAGTCTGGCTGAAAAATGGTTTGTTAGGTTTTTCAGGACTAGATCCCGATACTTTTGCTTTATTGGCTGATAAATTCCAATCTTCAAAATATAAAACTAATGTCCTTAATATCAGTCGACCAATTGTGACTGATTCAACGTCATTACGTCAGTGGAAAGCTAAAGCAGCAAAGATTAAATCAGGTATTACTGATCAATTACGAGTTGTGCTAACAGGTGATAGCTGGACTGAACATAGCACTATAGCTACAGAGCTTAAGACTATCTTGCAAACCGCCTATGGTGAGGCTGGTTCTGGTTGGATTAATTTAGGTTCTGAGCGAAATATGCTTGATAGTATTACCATCACTTACAGTTCAGGATGGACTATTAATGATCTTGATAGTTCTTCAGCGGTTTTTCCATACGGTTGTGGACCTGATGGATTTACACGCACTAGCGCCACGGCTGGTTCAACAATAACGCTTGCTAACCTGATTAAAGGTGATCTGCTAACAGTCTTTTTTGGCAATACAAGTGGCGTTTTCTCTTACACAGTAAATGGCATTGAAACAAACATAACTGCTGATACTGCAAAGAAAGTTCAAATTGCTTTGAATGGTGCGACTTCTGTCGTCTTGAAAGTTGTCAGCGGAACAGTCTGTTTCCATGGAATGCATTTAAGAAAAACGACAGGCAGCGGTGTTGAGTTAAATAAAATTGGAAATGGTGGTAGCACTGGACAAGATTATTTAAAAATTTCACCTACCGCCCAAAGCGGCTTATCAAGTTTCTTAAATCCTGATGTTCTCATCATTATCCTTGGGACAAATGACTATAGACGTGGTCATTCCGTTACTAATTTTAAATCTGGCATATCAGCAATGATTGATGGCTTTAAATCGGCAAATCCAAATTGCGGTGTCATTTTAATTGCGCCTGCAAAATCAAATATTCCTTCTCCACCTATTCCACTTGAGAATTTTGCTGAAGCAATTTTTGAACTGTCTCAGGTCAAACAGGCTGAGGTCTACAACATGTTTGACGACTGGGGAACTTACACCTTGGAAAATAACAATGGTCAATGGGCAGATACATTGCATGTGAGCAAATCAGGCGCTCAACGCCTATCAAGACAATTGTTTTCAAAATTTCTGGAGATTTGATGTGAACGGATATTTAAAAATCGGTAGTGTTCTTCCTGCTGGACCTGCCTATAAAAAGCTTTCGGATATTACACTTTTACCTTGTTTTATGAAGCAAGGACTTGTTGCTGGATATGCATTAAAAGAACATGGCGCATTTAATTTTGCAACGGGCGCTACTTCCGAAGTCGTTGGCACACCGTTACAAATGGGAGCAGTTGGTGCTTTGCTTAGTAAGGACTCATATATTGATACAGGACTAAGTAAGACCGAAAGCTTTACATATCTTGTCATTGCTAAAAAAACTGCTAATCAAGGATTTCTAATCGGAGACTATGTTCATTCAACCATTGACCCCGATGGAAAAAGCCGAGGTACAACGATCAATACTCGTGGTGATGTCTATGCAGCAGTTCCAACAGGAACAGCAACAGCATTCACTCAACAATCATCAAACATTAATGATGAATTGACGCTGTTTATTTATTCGGCAACTAAAGCGTCGTCCACTTCTTATCTACAAGTCTATGCAAACCTTCAGAAAGGCGTGGATGTGTTCCTCAATAAGTCGGCAACCGATTTAGTGAATGTTACGAATAATACTGTTGGTATTGGCTGGAGTAAAAAAGCAGATACTTTGCCTTGGGCGGTTATACCTGAAATAGCTTTTGCATGTGTCTACAACACTGGTTTCACGCAAGCTGAAATTGAAAGCTGGGCACATGAAATTCGTCAAGATTTAGCAAGTTATAAAAATCTAGTGATTTAAGGATAGGTAAATTATGTCATTAACTAATGTTTTAAATACGATTAAACCTTTAGGCCATACAATTATTGCAGTGTCAGCACCTCCAGCAGTTGGAGCAGATACAGCAGCATGGATCGACCATTTAATTTCTGTCAGTGATTCAATTGAACAGCGTCCAGCGATTCTCGTTGTGCCGTTCAGTGATATTGTCGCTGCTGAAACTTTTGCAGACCAAGCCCCAGTAAAAACCAGTTACCGTGTTGTAGTTGTTTGTTATAACGGTGCTACAGGTCAGGAACCTGAACTTGCAGCTGCCATGGCTGCTGCATTAGCAGACTCTAATGACCCGGCACTGCCGTTCAATGGTGTCAATCTTGGTGGCATTACACCTGTTGCTGATTCATTCAAACTTACGTTTGAACGTATGGAATCTGCAATGAATAAAGGTGTATGTATGATTAATACGGGTGCAGATGGTAAACCTGAAATTGTACGCGCCATTTCTACTTACCGTGTAAATCCAGATTCTGGTGAAGCGGATGACCTGATGCTTGATATCAATGGCGTATTAGTTGTGGACTATACACGCAAAGTTATTCGTCAAGACTTGATGAAAGAACGTCGTCGTAAAAACACAGCGGCTCAACGTCGCAATATCAAGTCAATTATTTTGACTCGTGCGATTCAACTGGATAAGGCCGAGATTTTGCAAAATGTGCGTGAAACTGCTGATCAGATTACAGTGATTGAAGATACAACTGATCGTTATCGCGTCAATGTGAAAGTTCCTACTGATTGGGTGCGTGGTATGCACGTGATTGGTACGACACTTGATGTCTACTGATCACCTTAATTAGAGACAAAAGGCCGCAAAAATGCGGTCTTTTTTATTATTGAGCGGAAGTCCTTCCGCCTGATTTTATTTTTATAGTCATTAGACAATGAGCCATCTTTGAAAGAGGTTTGCAAAATGGCTGAGAAAGCTGTTGGTTTTATTATCCTAAGTGTGAATGGTCAAGAGTATGACTGCGCCACACTTAATCCCACTAAAAATACAGGTAAACGTCCAATCCCAACAATGAATCGCACTGGAGAGGTCAAATACACTGCTGCTGGCATCAAAACGTATGCTGTATCTGTGGCTGTGGTAGTCCCAGACTCAAAGGATACTGTTGATTGGCTTGCAATTGATGATGCCCGGCTCAGTATTGAATCGGAAACAGGCAAGTTCCGTGAAACGTATATCGACTTTAACGTACAAACCATTTCCGATACGTATGACGTGAATGGTGAAACACGTCGTAATCTCGAAGGTTTTGCACTCTCTTATATCAACGAAACTATGTAAGGATTAGAAAATGGATCAAATTCAAGTAGAAGGTACATTACCTGTAGCGCTTAAAAAATTAGTCGGTCAAACGGATATTAAAAGTCGAAAAGTTGTGATGCGTCAAATGACGGCAATTGAATATTTGCAGGCTCAAGCATCAACTGAAGTCGGTCAATTCGTTGGTATTGCTGACTTAGCCGCTATGACAAAACTTGTTGATGCTGATGGTAGTGAGCATGACATTAGTTATGAGATGCTTGGGCATTCATCACGAGCAAATCTGAATTATTTAACAGACTTACGTGCAACTCTTGATGCAAAGGAAGCAGCCGAGAGTTCATTGCCCGAGCAAGAATCATCAGAAGACTGATAGATATTGGTTTCCCCCCAGATCAAGCATTAAATATGCGGCTTGATCTGGCTGCGGCCTTACTCAGTGATGAGCGGCTTGATAATACTCATCAAAGAACACCAAAAAGTCACCCTCCGCAACCACTAACGCCTCCAGTTCCTGCTTCTAAAGATGAAGGTATAACTTTTGTTGCAATGGGTCGGAAACATTCAAAACCAAAGGGCTAAACTATGAGCGGAAGCAATTCTACCGTTTCTTTGACGTTGCAGATTAAAGGCCAGCAAGCTGCACAAGAGATGAAACGCATCTCAGACCAGCAAATTCAAGCCACAACTAAAATTAATACGCAATGGACACAGGTTGCATCTGCTCAAGCTAAGTTTGTAAATACAGCTAAAGTTGGTACACGTGAGACTTTGAATACTGCCCGTGCCGGGGACCAGTTACTACGTACAAACAAGATGCTTGAGGGGGTTTTACGTCAACAATCAATTCAGACAAAACTTCAAAACCAGCTTTTAAAACAACAGGTTGGTTCAGCACAACAGCTAGCAAACTGGTCAAAACAAGTTGAACAATCTAGTAAGCGTACCCATCAATCAACCCAGCAGACAATGTCATTGTGGCAAAAAGGTACTGCAATTACAGGTGGTGCTATTGCTGGAGGTATGTATGTATCAAATGCTCTGCAAAAGCCACGTGATTATGATCAACAGCTGACATACATTGCTGCAACCGCCACTGGTGGTCAAGGTATGACTCCAGAAGCTCGTTTAGCTGCTCGCGGTCAATTGAATGAATATATCAAAACAGCTGTGCGTGGTGGTGGTGGAACCCGTGAAGATGCTGCTGAAGCTGCTAATGCTTTGATTGCTTCAGGTAAATATGAACTTAATACCGTTGCTCCAGCTTTAAATACAGCAACAAAAACAGCCTTTGCTACAGGTGCTTCGGCAACTGATGCAGCTTCTTTAACAGTTCGGATGCAAGAATTTGGTATCACTGATTTGCAACGTGGACATGATATTGCTGTTCGTGGTGGTCAACTCGGAAGCTTTGAATATAAAGACCAAGCAAAATGGCTTGCTCAACAAATGGGGTTAGCAAGAGCAGCTGGTTATAGCGGTGAAAAAGGTTTTGTTGAGCTGGTAGCAATGAACCAAGTGGCAATGAAAACTGCTGCAACACCCGATGCCGCTGGTAATAACATTGTTGGATTATTACAAAAATTATCGAGTACTGAATTTAGTAAGGCGATTGCAGATGCAGTCAAGGTGAAGTCTAGTGATCCTACTAAATCAGATGGTAAGAAAAAGCCATCACAAGTTTTTGACTGGAGTACTTATGCAATCCAGCAACGTGAACAAGGCGTCTATGGTGTTGAAGCATTTGTTAAATTGTTGGAGCGACAGCTTGCTGGAAATGCCCAATATACAAAGCTTCAGAAACAAGCTAAATCATCTAATTCAGCAACCCGTACAGCTGCTTTAAATGATATGAGTAATATCGCTATGGGTTCTGAGATCGGTAATATTATTGCGGATCAACAAGCACTCATGGCTGCACTGAGTGTTGTCTATAATAAAGACACTTTGAATAATTTACGAAAGGAATTGCCGAATGCATCAGGGACTGTCTCCTCTGATTATGAGATGGTAAGACAAACTGAATGGGCAAAAGATCAGGCAATGAATCAAGAAAAATTATTTGCTCAATCTAAAGCTTATGATGCTATTTCAGGATCATTAGGTGATTTAAAAGAGAATTTAACAAAGACAGCAGCAGAAAACGAAAACTTGGCTGGTGTTACTTATGGTGCAGCTGTAGCAGTTGGTGGTCTTGCTTTAGCAGCTGGTGCAGCTGCTTTTACCCTTAAATCTATGGGGGGAAAAGTATTACCAGATTTACCAACGACAAAAGGTGGATTGGCTTCTAAAGCTTCAGGTGCAGTTAAAACGGCAGGTCTTGTCGGTGCAGCTTATACAGGATATGAAATCTTTAAACCAATGGATGATGCCGGGTATAGCCTTGTAAGCGGGCTTTTAGCGAAAATCGGGATTGGTTCTGGTGGTGAACGTCCTGATTTTGTGCAGCAAGCTATTGAGCAAAGCAAGGCACAACAAGCTTCAGCCGAAGAGAAAAGTAATACGCTGATTGCCGAGCAACAAAAACAAAATCAATTGAGCCAAGATTTAATTAATAAGATGAATACTTTGATTGATGTCACTGGGCAAAACAAACCCACCATTAATTTTAGTGGTGGCCTACTTGGTGCGATTTCTGAAAATGCAGCAGCTCAAGAAAAACGCCATGGTGCTCCTAATGTGCCTTTTTATCTGCAAAAACACTAAATTGGGCGGAAGCCTGTGCGCCGGATATGAATCAATTATATTTCCCATTATAGCATGCCTAGATGCGAGGCTTTTTGTCAT